GAACGCGGGTGCCGCGGTGATGCGTGCCGCGACCGACCAGGGCATCGAGCTGGTGATGACCAAGCAGTACGACATCAACACCATGAAGACCAAGTACCGGCTCGACACGCTCTATGGCGTGGTCAACAAGCAGCCGGAGATGTCGGGCATCGTGATGTTCTCGCAGACCTGATCTGCGGCCGGGGGCGGCGGGCTTTCCGCCGTCCCCAATCTGAGGGCTCAGGGAGACCCTGCCAGCCCGCACCAGGGAGATTCAGATGTCGAACATCATCGCAACCAACGGGCGCGCAACCGTCGTCGTACCCGCGGCGGATTCGATCGCCGTCTACACGCAGGGGCAGGCTCAGGTCTCTCGCGTGCTGAGCTTCCCGAACTACCCGGATTCCGTGTCGCTGCTGGGCACGGTGACCAACGGACAGACTGTCTTCGGCTCGTACACCGACGGCGCGACGATCATCGTCGAGTCGGTCGGGGGCCTGCCGGTCTACTACGAGGTCGGCACGACTCCGCAAGTGCAGCAGGGGCGCCTCGACATCCAGGTGCAGGCGACTCCTGCGGTCGTCGCGGACGGCGGCGCGATGACGTTCACCGCCGCGAACCTGCTCAATGGCCTGGTGACCGCGACGCCGACGACCGGACGGAACATCGCCCTGCCGACCGGCGCAAACATGGATCTCGCGAGCGAGTTCGCGATCGACGACAGCATCGACTGGTCGCTGATCACGCTGGCCGCGTTCGCGCTGACCGTGACCAACGCCGCTTCTGGCCATACGCTGGTGGGTTCCGGCGCGACCGCGGCGACCTCTGGCAGTGCGGCACGGTTCCGCACTCGCAAGACGGCCGCGAACACTTTCGTCACCTACCGCCTCGCCTAACAGCGAGCGCGGGCGCAGCGCAGCGGGTGGTGGTCACAAGCCACCGCCCGCTTTTCACATGAGGAGGCACCGTGCCGCTGAAGAAGGGATACAGCCAGAAGTCGATCTCCGAGAACATCCGCAAGGAGATGAAGTCCGGGAAGCCGCAGAAGCAGGCGATCGCCATCGCCCTGTCGACGGCGCGCACCGCGGCGATGAAGGCTGGCAAGCCGAGCAAGGCTCCGGCGAAGAGGGGCAAGTGATGAAGGCTGGCCTGTACGCCAACATCCACGCCAAGCGCGAGCGCATCGAGAAAGGCAGCAAGGAGCGCATGCGCAAGCCTGGAGCCAAGGGAGCACCGACGGCGGCTGCTTTCAAGGCGTCGGCGAAGACGGCCGGGCGAGGTCGATGATGGAGTTCCCGACCTTCGTCTACCGCTGCCCTGGCCCGCACTTCGGGCCTCTGGGGACGACCTACGGGACGCTCGACGTGGACTCGCAGGACGCTCTGGACGCCGCGCTGGCTGACGGGTGGCACCTGACCCTGTCGGAGGCGGCGGAAGCGTTCCTGCGCGGCCATGAGCCTGTCCCTGCGGCTGTAGCTACAGAGCAGGACGACGATGCGCCGCCGACGCGCGACGAGATGCTCGAGCAGGCCAAGCGCATCGGCCTGAAGGTGGATCGACGCTGGAGTGACGAAACCCTGCTGGACGCGATCGTCCGGCGGATGAAGGAACAGGAGCAGAGCACATGATCTACGGGCCATTCGCACCGCGCTACGGCGCCGGACAGACCGTCGCCACCTCGACCAGCTCGGGCACGACGACCATCGGGGCGGGAAACAAGTGCCTGCGACTGCAGAACCTCGACGGCACGAACACCCTGCACGTCCGCACCAGCTCTGGCACCAGCACCGCGACGACCGGTGACCTGATGCTGCGGCCGAACCAGGTGATCGTGATCCAGAAGGAGCAGGAGCACGACACCGTGGCGCACATCGCGGCCGCGGGAACGCCGAACCTCCGGATCGAGCCGGGCGAGGCTGGCATCTGACGCGAGGGCCGTCATGGGCTACAGCAAGCAGCAGTTCGTCACCGCCGCCTTCGAGGAGCTGGGCCTCGCGGCCTACGTCTTCGACCTGGCGCCGCAGGATCTGCAGTCGGCTCTGCGGCGGCTCGACGCGATGATGGCCGAGTGGAACGCGAAGGGGATCCGACTGGGCTACCCGCTGCCGGGATCTCCGCAGGATGCGAGCCTCACCGAGCCGTCCGAGGTTCCCGACAGCGCGAACGAGGCGATCACCACCAACCTCGCGCTGCGCCTGGCGCCGAGTTTCGGCAAGCAGCCATCGCCGCAGACGTCAGCGACGGCGAAGACGGGCTACAACACGCTCCTGTCCCGCGCCGCCATGCCGGCCGAGCAGCAGCTGCCTCGCCAGATGCCGATCGGCGCTGGCTGGAAACCCTGGCGATCCTACGGCGACCCGTTCGCGCCGGCGCCCACTGACCCCGTGCAGGCTGGCCCTGACGGAAATCTGGAGTACAACTGATGCCCACGATCAACCAGCTTCCCGTCCTGTCGCAGCTCTCCAGTGGCGACCAGCTTCCGGTCTACAACACGACGAATGGCGACGCCCGCCGGGTCAGCATCAACGCGCTGCTGCAGTATTTCCAGACCGCGTTCGCCGCGCCGACGGTGGCGACGAACGTCTACGTCCCGACGACCGGTTTCTCGATCACCGTGCCGACTCCGGTGGCCGAGCAGCAGTGGATGGTGCTTCAGCCTGCCAGCACGCTGGCGACCGGCACGATCACCCTGCCGCTCAACACCGGAGTGCCGGACGGCACCGAGGTGCTGATCACGACCACGCAGGACATCACCGCCCTGACGGTCTCGCTCAACGGGGCGACGGCAATCTATGGCGCCCCGGCCAGACTGCAGGCGAACTCGGCGATCCGGCTGCGGTTCTACCAGGCGACGAACTCCTGGTATGGCATCGCGGTGTCGGGGAACCAGCTCACCAACGGGGCCGGGAAGCTCGGCTATGCTCTGGGATCCGGCGGGACGGTGACGCAGGGTGCTGGATCTGGCAAAGCGACCGCCGTGACTCTGAGCAAGACGAACGGCTCGATCACGATGGACGGAGCCTTGCTGGCGGCGAATACGACCGTATCGTTCACCCTGACCAACACGACCATCGAGGCAGGCGACATCCTCGTGATGAACCACCTGTCGGGCGGCACTGCTGGGGCGTACACGCTGAATGCGCAGTGCGCGGCCGGGTCGGCGTCGATCAACGTGAGGAACGTGACCGCTGGAGGCCTGAGCGAGGCGATCGTGATCCGGTTCGCGGTGGTCAAGGCGGTCTCGGCCTGATGGCCACGAAGGATCCGAGGCTGGCTCGCGCAGGCGTCTCGGGCTACAACCAGCCGAAGCGCACGCCGAGCCATCCGACGAAGTCGCACGTCGTCGTCGCCAAGGCTGGTGACAAGGTCAAGACCATCAGGTTCGGCCAGCAGGGCGTCTCCGGATCGCCGAAGCGCGAGGGCGAGAGCAAGGCAGACAAGGCCCGCCGCGAGTCGTTCAAAGCCCGGCACGGCGAAAACATCGCGAAGGGAAAGATGTCTGCAGCGTACTGGGCGAACAAGGTCAAGTGGTGACGCATGCAGATCCCGATCCTCTCTGGCGTCTACGCTGACACGGCACCCGAGCTGCGGGTCTCCTACCCGGTCAACCTGCAGCCGGTGCCGCTGGCCTCCGGCATCTCGGACTCGTTCCTGCGGCCGGCGGACGGCATCGTCTCGCTAGGCACCGGGCCGGGCGTGGATCGTGGCGGGATCAACTGGCAGGGCACCTGCTACCGGGTCATGGGCAGCAAGTTGGTCAGCGTGTCCGCCGCTGGAGCGGTCTATGTCCTGGGCGACGTTGGCAACGACGGTCGACTGGTGACGATGGACTACTCATTCGACCTTCTTGGAATCGCCTCTGCCGGGAACCTGTTCTTCTGGGATCCTATCGCCGGAACCCTGACGCAGAACACCGATCCGGATCTCGGGACGGTGGTGGACGTGGTCTGGGTTGACGGGTACTGGATGACGACCGACGGCGAGTTCCTGATCGTCACCGAGCTCGGCAACCCGCTGGCCGTCAACCCGCTGAAGTACGGCAGCAGCGAGGTCGATCCTGACCCTGTCGTCGGGCTGCTGAAGGTGCGCAACGAGGTCTATGCGATCAACCGGCACACGATCGAGGTCTTCGACAACGTCGGAGGCGACCTGTTCCCGTTCGGGCGGATCGACGGTGGCCAGGTTGAGAAGGGCGCGCTCGGGACGCACACGGCATGCGTCTACCTCGAGCAGATCGCCATGCTAGGGTCTGGTGCCAACGAGGCGCCGGGGATTTATCTGGCCGCGAACGCATCGACGCAGAAGATCTCGACGCAGGAGATCGACGATCTGCTCCTGACATTCTCGGAGGCCCAGCTCGCGCAGATCAAGCTCGAGGCGCGCAACGACCGCAACCACCAGCTGCTGTACGTCCACCTCCCAGACCGGACGGTGGTCTTTGACGGCGCGGCCTCCGAGGCCCTGAAGCAGCCGATCTGGTTCGTGCTGACCTCGACGCTGGCTGGATTCGAGCAGTACCGGGCGCGGAACATGGTCTGGTGCTACGACCGCTGGCTGGTCGGTGACCCGCAGTCGAGCGCCGTCGGTGCGTTCACGGATGCGGTGTCTAGCCACTGGGGAGACCGGGTGCGCTGGGAGTTCGGCACGGTGATCCTCTACAACGAGGCGAAGGGCGCGATCATGCACGAGCTCGAGCTCGTCGCGCTCACCGGTTCGATGGATCTGGACGTGAACCCGCAGATCTCGACCTCGTACACGCTCGACGGGCTGACATGGAGCCAGGACAGGTTCATCTCTGCCGGGACGATCGGCCAGCGGCAGAAACGGCTCACCTGGTACCGGCAGGGCTTCCTGCGGAAGTGGCGCGCGCAACGGTTCCGCGGGGACTCGTCGTCCCACCTGTCTCCGATCCGGCTCGAGATGCGGGCCGAGGCGCTGGCGGTCTGACATGGCGACCAGCCAACGACTGAACCTGACGCGAGACCAGCTCGCCAAGTTCCTGACCGATCACGAGCAGATCCGGCAGTTCGAGCGCCTGTTTGCCACGGTGGACACGATCGCGCCGGACGTGGTGAACGAGGTCTCGACGCAGGCCGGAAACGCGGACGCAAAGGCAATACAGGCCCTCGCCGCAGTGGCCTCACTGTCGCACGAAGCGATGGTAGCGGCGACGACAGCCGAGAACAAGGCGGCGCAGGCGATGGCCCTGCTCGAGGCGCTTCGTGTGGATGTCGAAGGGCTGCAGGCCGCACCGCCGCCGCGAGAACTCAAGGTTCCGCGGTACGGCACCTTCTACGACACGACGACGCAGACCGCGGCTGTCATCAATACGGCCTATGCGATCACGTTCAATACGACCGACCTGTCGCGCGGCGTCTACCGCGGCAGTCCGACCTCGCGCATCGTGGTCGACCGCGAGGGCGTCTACGACTTCCAGTTCTCGGCCCAGCTCGACAACACCTCCGGCGGCAACCATCTGGTCTACATCTGGTGCCGGAAGAACGGCGCAGACGTGGCGCAGTCGGCCAGCCAGGTGCGCCTGAAGGGATCCGACGGCGAACTGGTCGCCGCGTGGAACTTCGTTCTGGAACTCAAGGCGCTCGACTACTTCGAGCTGATGTGGGCTGTCAGCGACACCGCCGTGCAGATCGTGGCGCAGGCCGCTGCCGCGCCGGTTCCAGCCATCCCGTCCGTCATCCTGACCGTCACCAACAACATCCAGGGGCAAACATGACCGTCACCGTCAAGACTCTGGTCGCGCCGCTGCAGATGCAGGCCACGCAGACCACCCAGTACACCGCGACCGCCGTGCGGGCGATCATCGACAAGGCGACGGTGACCAACACCGACACCAGTGCGCGCACCTTCAGCGTCAACCTGGTGCAGTCCGGCGGGTCGGCGGGGAACGCGAACCTGATCATCGACACCAAGACGGTGCAGCCGGACGAGACCTACACATGCCCGGAGCTGGTCGGCCAGGTGCTGGACTCCGGGGCGTTCATCTCGACGATCGCCAGCGCGGCCACCGCCCTGACCCTGCGCATTTCCGGTCGGGAGATCTCGTGATATGATGCCGTCGCTGAGTTTCGAGCGCCCAGCGGCTCACCACGAGGGATTGCGGTGACCGCCGAGACCACTCCTCCCAGCGCCGCCGACGCACTGCGAGCCAATCTGGCGCAGGGTTTCGCCCTGCCTGCGGCATGCGTGGAATGGCTGCTCGAGGTCTGGGAGTCGATCCAGACGCTGGACGACTACGCCGACGGCGATCCGGTGCCGCGCGAGCGCCTGGATGCCCTGATCTGGTCGACGCTGGTGTCGATGCCGAGCAATCCGTGGTTCGCCCAGCACGCGGGCCAGTTGCTGCCGACCGTGGCGCAGATGGTGCTGAAGTGGCAGGCCAGCGATCGGGCCGAGCGGGCCGGGAAGGCCGACGCGCGGTCGTTTATCTGGCGGGCCGGATACTACGACCTGGTGCTATCAGCGGTGCTGCTGGTACACGGCGCACAGGCTGCGGCGAAGGTGTCGCACCTGGTGATGTCGCTCTATGGTGAGCGATTCGAGGACTACCTGACAGAGTTCGGAGGGGCAGAGCATGCCTGATCCAGTAACAGCAATCGTTGCCGGCGGCACGACGCTGATCGGCAGCTCGATGCAGTCTCGAGCGGCCGGGCAGGCCGCGCAGGCGCAGGCCGGTGCCGCGCAGGCCGGGATCGGAGAGCAGGCCCGTCAGTTCGACGAGGTGCGCAGGCTGCTGGCTCCGTTCGTCGAGGTCGGGCCGGAGGCGCTGCAGGCGCAGCGTGCGCAGCTCGGACTAGAGGGGCCGGAGGCGCAGCGGGCGGCTATCGAGCAGATCGCGGGAGGCCAGCTGCTGCAGGAACTGACGCGGCAGGGTGAGCAAGCGCTGCTGCAGCGGGCGTCGGCGACTGGTGGGCTGCGCGGCGGGAACCTGCAGGCCGCTCTGGCGCAGTTCCGGCCCGCGATGCTGCAT